CAGCGGCTATGGAGTAGCTGAAATCACTCCACTCCACCGGCTACTAAAGTAACGCCGGAGTGGAGTGGTCAGTGACCGTGATTCTCAGCGACTCCACTCCATCCGCGAACCGGAGTAAACCAACAAACAACCCAACCAAAAATTATGAATCTCCCAAACCTGAAAAAAGCTCTCGCAAAAAATAGCAGCAATTCTGAAAGTAGCGCAGCCAGTGCGCTAGGTAGCGCAATCGGTAAGGACTCAGAGTCCCTAGGTAGGGACCGGGAAATCGGACTCAAAGGCCCTCGGATAAAGAAAGCCCCTAAGGGGGCAAAGAAAGATGCCCGCTCTGCGGGCGGCGTGGCTGATGCCACCACCGCCAGCGGGCAATCGAAAAAAACGCAACGCAAAAACGATGTCCCGCGCGTAAAAGACCGCGCCGAGACGTTCGGCGAGCAGTTCGAGCTGCTGCGCAAAAAGGAGCCGTCGATACGCCCGCTGGTCCGCGCTGTCCGGCGCCTGGCTGATTGCATCAATGAGGGGGCGCCCGAGGCAAGCGCCAAAGTCATCGCCGAGGCCAAGGTGGCCACGCATCGGATTTTCGACGTGCAGGCAAAAGTGCTCGTCGAGGTGCCGGACCACAAAACGCGATTAGCTGCCGTGACGTTGGAATTGGCCTACGTCGAAGGTTTGCCGGTCAAACGCGAGATTGTGCTGACCGGCTCATTCGAGAGCGGGGAGTCGGTGATCGAGCGGCTCAAGGGGAGCCCGGAGGCAATGAGGGTCATGCTCGGCATTCAAAAAACGGGGGGTGTCATTGACGACGACAGCACCACGGGAGAGGCGCTGTGATTAGCGTGTTCAGTAATCGACCGATTTTTGAAAATACCGGTTTACTGGCAGGAGGCTCGTGCATACAGCCAAGTGTGAAAGCAAAAACCACCATCCCGCTCTATGAGCGAAACAACTATGGGCAGGCGGCAATCTACGCCACCGGCCCGCTCGCGGAACCTATCGCCCGGCTGACGGGGAAAAAAACCCTCTCCATGGGGGACATCAAAGCCCTGCAACAGCTGGGTCTCGCCTTCGAGTGGGCGAGAGACCCCAGAGCCCTCACCCTGCAGGAGGCGCTGTGAGGCCGCCAGCAAAAGCCCTAATTCGGGCGCAGGCGGCCCGCAGGCAGGCTTTCACTCCTCGCGAGGGGAGTGGGAGCGGAAGGCCGCTAAAATCTGCCAGAATCGCATTTTCTTGCGGTGCTGCGGACGGGTTGTTCCTGATGGTCACCCTCCGCGCTGAATTTCGGCGCTGGTGGAGTCGCCGCAATGCGGACCCCGCCATGCGGGAGTATTCCAGGAACGAGGCACGGGCGGCCATTCGGCTGCTGCGAAAACTCAAGGAGGCCCTATGAGGGTGGCTCTCTACTATCGGGTCAGCACCCAGGAGCAGACTACCGAGCCACAGAGGCTCGAGTTGCTGGAATACTGCCGCCGTCGGCAGTGGGACAAGATCACGGAATTTACCGACGTGATCAGCGGCAGCAAGTTTGCCCGAGTGGGGTTGGACATGCTGATGCGCGGAGTGCGCAAGCGCGCGTATGACGTGGTTGTGGTCGTCAAGCTGGACCGCCTCGGGCGGAGTCTCACGCATCTGGCGCAGCTTGTTGGCGAGTTGGAGTCGCATCGCGTGGCGGTGGTTGCCACCACGCAGGGCATCGACACTACGGAGAGCAATCCGGCCGGCCGATTGCAGATGCACGTATTGATGGCCGTGGCGGAGTTTGAGCGGGACATCATCCGGGAGCGCACCAAGGCCGGCCTGAAGGCAGCGGTGGCCCGGGGCAGCACGCTCGGTCGGCGAGCGCTGCGGTGGACTCCGGAGCAGACGGCGACCATTGCCGGGTGGCAGGGCACGGTTGCGGGACTCGCGACCGCCCTCGGGTGCAGCCTGGGTAAAGCGCATGGGCTGCTCCGGGCCAAGCGCCTTGACAGCGATAAACCGGCAGATTAGCCTCCCTGCCTCATGAATTCTCATGACATCGTGCGAGCAAACCCCGGCGTGTGGTTCGAGACCTACGGGCGCATCCGCGACACTAGCGGGAAGCAGGTGACGCCGCGCATGAATGTGCTGCAGCGCCGGATCAACGCGCTGTATGTGCAGCGGCTGATGGAGCAGCAGCCCCTCCGGGCGATAGGCCTCAAGCCCCGCAAGCGAGGATTCTCGACCATGGTGGCGGCGATCCATTACGCGCAGCTGCAGAACTTCGCGCATCAGGGCGTCGTCATTGGGGACAAGCTGGAGACGGCCGATGTCGTGTTCCGAATGATGCAGAATTTCTCAGACCACGACGGATTCAAGCTCAAGTGGGGCAGCAAGCCCGACTCCACGAGCGAGCGGATGCGGTTTCCTCACGGGTCGCTCCTCCTGCAGGCCACAGCACGCGGCAAGGCCACGGCGCGCGGCATGACACCGCAGTTCATCCATGGCACGGAGGTCAGTCACTGGGAGAGCCCTGAGGAAGCGATGGACGCCTCGATGAACGCTGTGCCCGACTCGGGATTCAATACGGTCTTTTGGGAATCGACGCCCTTTGGAGCAGGCGAGCCATTCGCGCAGACATGGGAGTCGGCGCGATGGCCTACTGCGGAAGAGTGCGGAGGCGCCGAGTATTGGAAACCCTGGGAAGCCATGTGCCCCGACCAGCCACCTGGAGGTCTGCGCGACCGGCTGTTCGTTCGGGTATTCGCAGCCTGGTATGAATTTGACGAAAGCGTCATGAAGCTGACTGCTGATCAGAAGCGGGAGATCCGCGACAGCTTGGACTCGGAGAGTTGGTATCGAGGCGAGCAAAAGCTCATCGACCTCTACGGCAACGACGGGCCGGTGGGCCTGCGCCTCGGGACCGAGGTCGGGCATGCTGATGTGTGGGAGCAACTGGCATGGCGACGGTTGACGATCAAGACCAAGTGCCGAGGAAGTGTGCGCATTTTCAATGAGGAGCATCCGACCGACCCGAAGTCGTGCTTCCTGGCGAGCGGCCGTCAGGTGTTTGACGAGGACGGCATCACGCATATCCAGTTGCTTTGCCGCGAAGCGCCGACGCACGGAGATGTCAACGACCAGGATGGACGGGCGACATGGCGACCGACCTCGATGGACGCAGCGACGGTGTGGCGCTGGGAAGCCCCGAAGGTTGGGTGCCGGTATCTCATCTCGGCGGACTTGGCGGAGGGCGAGGACCAGACGAAGGGCGACAACCCCGATGCGCACTCGGCGCTGGTGTGGCGGGACGAGTATCTGGACGAGCGCGGGGTGCTGTGGCCGATTAAGCTGGCCGCGCGGGTGAGGCCACCGAACCGGATGCCCATGATCCCGTTTGCGAGGTTGGTGAGGGCGCTGTCCTGGTATTACGGGAACTGCATGGTCATTCCGGAAATGAATAATTCAGGCATGTCGTTCATGACGGCACTTCGCATGATGGAAGGTGGGCCGTGCCCCCCGATCTGGCAGCGGAGGGAGCGCGATCCGCACAGCGGCACCGAGCGGGCATGGGACGGCTGGAGGACGACGGACAGTGCGGAATACAAGGGCGTGCGGGCGACGATCATCTGGCACATGCACGAGTTACTGCGCAACAAGCTAGTGGAGATTCGTTGTCCCAATATGGCGACGGAGTTGGCCGATTTTGTGGACAAGCGGGGGCGGATGGAAGCCGGTAGCGGTCACGACGACGATGTGATGTCGGCGGCGATCGGGCTGTATAACATCGGGTCGGCAACGGAGTATGCCCGGGCGGTGCGGGTGGACTTCATGCCAAGGGATGTGGAGCTGTGTGAAGCGAGGGATACGAAGAGCGGGATGTTGGCGATGAAATGGTGACAGCGAAAAACAGCTTGACAGTGTGAGCGGCGGGGATTAGTTGCGGGAGCAACCAGCCTGCCAATGCCACCCAAAGACGACACCAAGAAGCGAAATTTGAATCTCACCGACTCGCCTGAGTCATTTGCTCAACTGCCGGCCAAGCCATCGCTCGCGCAGGAAGTGATGGCGTATGAGAACGACCCAGTGGCGCGAGCGGCTTACCAAGAGAGCCAAGACATCGACAGTGACTACAAGAAAGAAGCCACTCGGTCGATGCGCTCGAGAAACGACGCAGACCCTTATGTGGCCCGGAGCGAGGGCCGGGCTCGCTCGAGGGCGGATCGGGCCGGGAAGGCAGAGGCGGCAGAGCAAAAGCGGTCCGATTTTTGGGATCAAGGGAAACAAGGCACAGCGGCCAACGAGGCCCAGCAGGAAAGGAACGCAGCCTTCCAGAGGACAGACGCGGCAAGGCAGGGAGCGAAGGATGAGGCCATTGCGCCCATACGGGAGCAGGCCCTAGCCCGCAACAAGGCACAGGCCCAAGAGCAGCAGAACATGCAAGACCCGGACAAGCGCATGGCCGCGCTGCGCATGGATATGGCGCGCGACGGTCGGCGACTATCGTATGCTGAATTGAGCGGACCCGAAGGCAAGAAGTCCACCTACATGAGGCCCACCAAAGAAGGCACCGAAGGTTATCTGGCTACGCGGGGCAAAAAGAATTTCCAAGACATGGCAAACAAAGCGGTTGGCATGGCAAGCGCGAAGCCATCCCCGGGATTGCCGCAGAACATGACGGCTGCAGCCCCGCAAGCGGGCATCGACCGCGCAACCAACGCGACGGCAGCGGCGACGCCTAAGCCGGCAGCCCCCAACGTGGTCATGCCGACATATAATCGGCCGCCTGCGCAGCCTGACCCGAACGTGTTGCCCCCCGGAGCGCCTGCGCAGCCCGACCCGAATGCAGCAGCGGCGATTGCGAGTTTCAACCAGACGCAGGAGAATCTCCCTCGAGGGTCATCCATGGCGCAGACCGCCAACCTGCAGAATTTGCAAAAGGGGAACGTGCCGACGTTGGCAAATGTGCCAGGTGACATAGCTCGCAGTGCAACAGGTTCTGCTGCGGCATTCATGAAGGAGGGGATGCAGCAAAACCCGAACAGGGCAAGAGACTTCTTGGGCGGAGTGGGCAAGGTCTTAAGCGGGAAAACGCCGTTAGTTGGCAAAGCCAAAACTCCCGCTCCCAAGCTTGCGGCCACAAGCACCCTCCCGAGCGGACGCCCGGTGACAGCGACGGCCGAGGCTGTTGCCCCGCAAAGACCGGTTGCCCCAAGGACTACGGTGCAGGCGGCGCAGCCAAAGAAAAAACAAATCAACCCACTGTTGGCGAGCAAATGACTTATGAGAATACAACAACAACGGCAGGGAATGACAGTTGAGAAGGAAGTCGTAGACCCCGTCTACGCCAAGGCAACCGCTGCGGACATGCAAGGCATGTCGATTGCGGGACGCCGGGCATTGAGGGACAAGATCGCTGTAGCAAAGATCGAGCAAAAAGCAGGGTCGCCTGGCGACTTGGCTGGAGCAGCGCCTGGAGGGGAGTCTAGCGCATTGCCTGGAGGGGAAGCTGGAGGGGAGGTTGGTGGAACCGCACCTATGGCTATGAGGATTCCTCAAAGGTTCATGGATAAAAAGTTCATGGATAATGAGGCTCAAGGGAAAGCGATGGCACAAGACACCATGGCCGTCAGCAAGGGAATCAAAGACCGGATGACTTCTTACACCGATGAAATGAGACGCAGGAACAGCCGTGGCGTTGGACTGGGAAGCAACGGATGAGTGACACCGACGACGAAGAGGAATTGATCCCCGGCAGCACGGCTGAGGACTATGTGGAAGCGGAGCCGGAGCCAGTCCCCGCTGCGGCGCCGTCCGCGCCCAGCGATGATTTTGCAACGATGCCTGAGCCTCCCGAGGCCCCGGCATTTGAGGTCACGCCGAAGCCTCCGCGTCGCCCGGAGTTGAGTCCGGCGCCCTCGGACTACCCGAAGAATGTGGCGCGCATGCGCGATTGGGCGGAGCGGACGGGAGAGTGGGAAGAGCGCGAGAACGCTAAAGCGGCGCGCAAGGAATTTAGCGAAGCGCGCCGGACGCACAACGCCGAGACGCGGAAGGTGAGCGCGGCGACAGGGGCGCAGTATGACTACGACGCCGACCGCATCGCCCGCCCGAGGATCGACCCGCAGACCGGCGAGCAGGCATTCACGAAGCGCGTGAGTCCCGTGCGGTGGGATGAGCAGGGGCGGCCCTTCCAGGTCATCCAGAACGAGCAAGGCAAGCGCAGCGAGCGGATCGCCGATCCGGATGCCGGTGCCGCGATTGGCCCGAACCCCACCGCCCCCGAAGACCCCTCTATTTACCGGAAAACCAAGTTTCAACCGTGGGAAGCCATCGACCCCGAGGAAGGCATTAACTCCCCGGATGGCCGGGTGGTGCGCGCCAGCGCGAAGGCGCTTTTTGATCGGGAAAAAACCACGATGAAGCGCGAGCGCGACGAGATTGCCTTGAACTTGGGCGACCCTGCGCGACCGACAGGCTTGAGCCCCGAGGCCCGGGCGAAAGTCGAAGGCGAACTGCAGGGGTTGGCGGAGCCCGCGCCGCCGCCTGCGGAGGTCAAAGGAATGTTCGGCGGAGTGAATATCGAAGCCACGGAAGCTGCGAAGAAAAAATGGCAGGAAGGCGAAGCGTTCCGATCTGGGTTGTTGGCCGAGAAGCAAGCGATGCTGGCGGCAGACGACGAACGCGCCGGGTTGAAAGCCCGAGCCTACGAACTTGATCAAAACTTGTTTGGGCTGGAAAAAATGCCCCTCTCTGAGTTCGTGCAGGATCGCCGCAAAAAAAAAGCGGAGAGCCTGGCGGCCCTTGATCCCGAGGCCGCCCAGGCGGAGATCGAGAAGCGGGGAGCAGCGATCGCCGAGGAAGACGCCGCCACGGACGCGGCCATGCAAGAGGTGCAGCGCCGCAACGCCGCGCTGAACGAGCGCACAAAGAAAGGCATCACGCTGCAGGAAATGGACTCCGTCGCCACCGAGCGCGCCGCGATCGAAGCCGACGCAGCGGGGCTCGAGGAGCGCATTGCCAAGCGCAACGCCGCCGCCGGGGAAGTCATGCAGGGTGTGGAGGCGATCAAGGCGAAGGAAGACGCCAAGCGTGAAGAATCCTTTGCCGAGCTGGACCGGCAGGCCGGGAAATATCCCGAACTAGCCGAGGATGCGAAAGCCTTCCGCGCCGTGGATACCGACTACCGCACCCGCATGCAGGCGTTGCAGCAGCAACCCGAAGGGCCAGGCAAGCAGGCCGCCGTCGAGGCGCTGAATTCCGAATTTGAAACCAAACGCAAAGAGAGCGGCGCTGCCTATGTCGCCAAGCTGGAAAAACGAATCTCCGGCGATGTCGGCGCGGCCATTGAAAAAGTGGCTGGTCCTGGCGGCGCTCTAGGATTCAAGAGCCAGATCGAAGCGCTGGAGAAAGACCCGGAGATTGATCCAGATATCAAAAAAATCGCTACGGAAGTGATCCGCGACCAAGCGGTGGATGCCTTGATCCGGTCGAGGAACATGGTGGCCGTAAAAGCCGCCGTGGCCCGCCCCGAAGGCCAGGTCTTTGACGACGCCTACAAGGCCGCTGGGTATCTCGACGCCAAAAACCCGGCAGACCGGGCAAAAGCCGCTCAGATTCTGGAGCAAGACCCCGGCTTGGGGGCAAAGCTGTTCGACGGCTTTGACCGCGCCATGACCACATTTGGCGCGCGCATTTTTGGAGCGATATCAGTTACGGGCAAAGCTATTTCGCACCGCATGGGCCTCGAGCCCGACAATACCTTCCGGCAAGTCGCCGAGGCTGGATATCAGGTAAAAATAAACAGCGAGGCTTTTCGCGAGAAATACCGCGATCCGAGACTGGATACCGACGACGCGATGAACCGCTGGATCATGCCGGCCGTTGCAGAGGCTCTTCCCAACATGGCGGGCATAGCATTGACTGCAGTCCCCATTTTCGGCCCCGCATTGGCCGTTACTTATAATATCGGCCAACTTTACGACGAAGCCTACACCCAAGCGTCACAAGACCCCGCCCTCACCGAAGACCAGAAGCACAACGTCGCCACGATTTATGCGGCGCTGGCACTCCCCGCAGAAACCCTCGGAGATGTAGTCTCCGGCGGCGTGTTCACCTCGCGCATGATTCCGAAAGCAGCGAAGCAGCAAAGCGCCGAAGCCGCAGCCAAGTTCTGGTCGAAGTTCACCAATGTGGGCGAGGTGTGGGACAAGCTTCCCCCCGTTCTCAAGCGCGGCGTGGCGATTGTCGCCGCAGGCGGCACGGAAGGTCTCACGGAAACGGTCCAGGATAAAATTCTCAACGCCACCATCGAGACGATCAAGACCGGTAATATTGGCAACTCGGTGAGCAAGGCGCTCGCCGACAACCGGGGCGCGCTCGATACCTTCATCATCGCTTCCCTCAGCGGCGGCGGCATCAAGACCCTCGAGACAGCCACGCGCACGCTCATCGAGCGCGGTCAGAACCCCGAAGAGATGGCCCGCCGCTACAACGGCGTCGCCAATTCCTTCCGCTTGGAAAACGTGCTCGCCTACGCGGAGGAATCCGAAGTTTCGTTTGACCCTAAAGAATACGAAGGTCTCACCCAAGCCAGCGAGGGCCTGGTCGTCCGGCTCGACCGCATCAATCCTAGCGACAAGGTAGCCCGCAACGATGTGGCCCGCGAGTTGGCGAAGGTCGAAGCCCGGCGCCTTACGATAATCTCCGAGATCCTCGGCAAGGACGCCGTGGACCAAGCGATGGGAGGGCAAGAGCAACAAACGCCCTCTGGCACACCCCCGCCACCGGTTTTGCCCGAGAACATCGCCGCCATGCAAGCCGAGATCGGGCAGGCCGCCCCAGAGCGCCAGGCCCCACTCGCCACGGCTATCAAAGTCGTTTCCGGCGCGCCGATGGATTCGCTCACGAAGGCCGAGCAGGATGCCATCAAGCCCCATGTGGCCACGGTCGGCGGGCAGACCGTGCTTACGGACGATATTTTGACAGAACTTTCCCAAGCCTCCCCACAGGCTGCCGCGCTCATGCAGCAGGGGAGCATCCGCGACGAATCCACGCGGCGGTTAGAGATTCTTGAACAAGAAAACGAACAAGAAAAAAAAGGAGGTGACACACCAAATGAAATCAAGCTGCAAAACATCGGCAAAAATGCCGGCCAAGTCGGCCAAGTCGGCTCCCAAGGCAATGAAAA